AAACAAAGCCTAGCATTACCCAAAGACTCTGAGCTTAACCTTGATGTACCTATGCACCCCATCGTTATGACTCAATTACGTAATGGTGATTTAGCGGGTGCGCTTCGATCCTTAGCAACCACTTCATCTAACCCCCGTGTAAAAAGCATAGCTAAAAACCTAGCTAAAGTAGTGGGGGAAACCAAACTAGAAACTTCTAAGGATTTAAAAGCTAAAGACGGTAGAGCGGCTAACGGTCTGTTTGACCCAGAAACCAATACAATAAAACTCGACGCTGATACAGGGCTAAACACGCATACTATATTGCATGAGATGACCCACGCGGTTACTTCAGCACAGTTGGCAGAAGGTAAGTCTGCGGCTGCTAAACAGCTTAAGAAACTATTTAATGAAGTAAAAGATCAACTAGGTACTGCATACGGTTCGCTTACCGTAGATGAGTTTGTAGCAGAAGCTTTTGGTAACCCCACGTTCCAACGAGAGTTAGCTTCAATAACTGTCCCTAATACCTTTAAGACAGCGTGGCATAGGTTCTCAACAATAATATCTAACATACTAAACTTCTTAACAGGTCGCCCACGTATACCACTTGCAGGTAAAGGTACTACTGTAGATGCGTTCACTGATCGACTTACTACTGCACTGTTAGCACCAGCCCCTTCCTCACGCTTCTCTGGTGAACTATTAATGGCGTTTAAAGAAGGTAATGCCGCCAAAAAATTTAGACAATATGGTAAAAACGTAGTCGATGCAGCTAAAGAAATCGATAAAACCACATTAGATAGAGGTGCAGAAAGGTTATTTACTACTGGTAAGAAAGCAGCTAAAGCCGTAGGGCTTCAATTCCTTAACTCCCAATCTTTGGCAGATGTAGTAGAAAGTGTATTTGGTGTAAAAGGAGCCTATAGAATACACCAATTAATAGAAGAACAAACAGGTGCTATAGATGATGCAAATAAGCCTCTTGATGGTACTGCTCAAGTAATAGAACAATGGATGAGCACTGATAAAGGAAAACAAGAAAAAGAAAGGTTTGATAGCCTTGTAGGAGAAAGCACGATAGAGCAAGTTGATCCTTCTAAAACTAGAAGTGAAGCTGAAGCGGCTTATGATGCAGAGAAACTTGCTGTATGGGAAAAAATGCAAGGAGATTGGAAACAGCTTGGAAGTGAAGGTCAAGGCCACTACGAACGATTACGTGATTCATACAAAGACTTGTTCAATCAAATTAAAGAAGCGTTAGGAGCTAGGTTTGAAGCACTTGAAAAAGCAAATCCTGACAATGAGGCGTTAGCTACAGTTAAAAGTGAAATGTATAAGCGGTTATTTGAAGCCGCCACAATAGAACCTTACTTCCCATTAACCCGTACAGGGGATTTTTGGTTGCGCTATACGGCCACTCCAATAGGGGTTGATGGTACAAAAGGGCAACCTGAAGTTGGGGTAGAAGCTTTCTCTACAGAATCTGCTAGAACAGAACGTATGCTTGAACTAGAAGGGATGGAAGCAGAAGGTAACGTAGAGATAACTGACGAAGAAGTATTTTTTAACTTAGACAATATGCACTTTGATAAAGTAGCCCCTACTTCCTTTGTTTCCCAAATGTTAAACGCATTACAACAAGCGAATGTCCCTAAAGAAGTGCAGTTAACAATAGCTAGAAACTTTATTGATGCCGTACCTGAGTCTTCTTTCCTTAAATCCTTACACAAAAGAGAAGGTCGAAGAGGATACAACACAGATGCTATGGACGCATACAGGCAAAAAGCTTATAGCATAGCTAGACAAGCGGCGAATATAAAAATAACAGAACAGTTATATGACGCGTTGTCCGATGTAAAATCTGATTTTGCAGCGAAGAAAAAAGAATTTAGAGAGCTAGGGGCTGAACTTGCAAAGACACAAGACCCTGAAAGAAAAAGAGAAATAGAAAAAGAACTTAAAGCGAAAGGAACTAGCGCGGCTCTTTTTGCTCCTAACAACGAAAAAATTGTAATCGAAGAGCTGTCAAACCGCATACGCCAAGCTACTTCACCTGATATGAATTGGGTAGAGACAGCAGCAAAAACAGCAAACCGTATAGCCTTTTTAGGTACTATCGGGTTCAGTGCAGCGTCTACTTTAGTTAACCTTGTACAAGTTCCTATGGTAGTACTGCCTTTCTTATACGGTAAAACTAACTATAAAACTGCGAAGGGGGCTGTTGCGGCTGGCATGAGGCTCTTCGGAAATAGTGGTTTTAAACATACTCTTCCTGTATACGGAGCAGACGGTAAGATGGAGCGTGTAGAAGTAAGCGGTATGCCGTCTATCGATAACTTCTATACCACAGATGAAAAAGGAGGGTTGATACTACGTGAAGATATAGAAGACGTTAAAAATTATTACGAAATGCCTATAGATAAAAAAGGTAACACTAAAAGTTATTCTAAAAAAGAATTTTTAATGTTAGTAAAGCCCTTAGTACAACGGTCTGCTAAAAGAGGGTTACTTAGCCGGTCTTTGTTTGCAGACACTTTAGGTTATGAACTAGCAGGTAAAATAAAAGATAGTAGATTTAAAAGCACATGGGATAAATTTAATCTATGGGGCGCGTTGCCTTTCCACACAGCAGAACGTATGAACAGGCAAGTAACTTTGGTTGCTACTTATTTGAATGAAGTATCTAGGCTAAATTCTGACCCTAACACAGCCAAAGGCGAAGGGAATCTAACTGATACTGCGCTAATTGAATCGGCTGTAGAAACAGCTTTGTACGATACACAGCAGACTAACGGTGGCGCTACATTAGCTACTTCACCCCGTATCGCACAAAAGAGTTTAGGCCGCGTTGCTATGATGTTTAAGACCTATGGCTTTACGATGTACTACCATCAGTTAAAGATGGCTCTTACTGCACTACAACAAGCTAAAGAAAACGGTTTAGATGATTACACAATACGTCAAGCAAGACGGCAGGTGGTAGCAAGTTTGGGAACAACGGCAGCGTTATCAGGGCTACAAGGACTTACCATATTAGGAATGTTTGAAGGACTAGCCAATCTTTTCTTAGATGACGAAGACGAAGATGCGGAGACTTATATCCGTAAGTTTCTTGGCGAACCCTTGTACAGTGGCGGATTACAATATTTGACCATGTTTGCAGGAGATGTCTTTGGTGCAGAAACCGAATTAGATATTGCTTCTCGTATAGGTCTTTCGCACCTTATATTAGGTAATAATAAATATGACTTTAATGAATCTGCTAAAGAAGAGTTTTTAAATATTCTAGGTGGCCCTGCACTAAGTTATGCGTCATCAATAGCAAGAGGTGCAAACGATATATTATTTAACGGGGAAGTGCAAAGGGGTGTAGAGAGTGTGCTACCTTCCGCATTCCGTAACATATTTAAGACTATACGCTACTCTGATTTTGACGAAGGAACTGCTCGTACCCGACGCGGCGATCCTATTGTAGACGATTTAAACCCAGCGCAATTAACTGCTCAAGCGTTAGGGTTTGCTCCCGCAGAATACTCTAGGGCGCAAGAGATAAACCAAGATATTAAACGTATAGACCGATCAGTAAATCAAAAACGTACTAAGTTGATGAAGAAATATTATGTTGCTAGGCGTATGGGGGATGCAGCGGGTGTAAGAGAGGCGGCAGAAGAAATAAGAGAGTTTAATAAACGGCATAGAAGCAAAGGGCCAAAGGTAGTAATTAGCACTGATAGTTTAGTTCGTTCTATGAAGATGCACGCAAAAAGTTCTTCTCAAATGTATAACGGAGTTACGTTAAGCCCTAATATAAGAGAGTACTCTAAAGAATTAGCTGGTGAGTATGACAGGTCAGGGTTATTTTAAGATAGCCCCCTTACCGCTTGGCTATACGATAAGGGGTACTATGCTAGGGGAGTAAAGTGCAATGAAAAGACTTTACCCTTAAATTCTATCATACGGTTCTCCAAAAACGCACGCCCAATTTACCCTTTTCTACACGAACCTTGGGTTCCAAAGTCATCCCTTTTGTGTGGCCTATTTGTGTAGTTTCTGTTAAGACCTTATCAGTATTGATACAAGGAATGAATATGGACGCTCCGACTACCATTTCTTTCCATTTGATAACTATCCGCACCCCGTCCGGCGCAACATCATCAATCTTCCGCATCAAAGTCTACACCGGAGCAGTCCACGGAGATAACATCAGTAGACGGTAACCGCATATGTGTACCTTTACCTAAACGAATCTTATCCTTCTTCCCCTTTAACTTCTCCATTAAGTCTTGCACGAAAGAAGCGTAGTTAATCTGCTGCGCTCCACACCAAATACGTAATGGTTTAGGTAGCAGATAAGCACGTTTCGTATCTGTCTCGTATCGTGCGACCAAAGCTCCTCTTGGTAAGGCGTCAGGGACAACCAACTGATCTAACCCGTTGCCAGCACCTTGCTTACGTAAGTCATCAGTACTTTTAATCTGTAATATGTTGTTCCAATTCTCGTTAATGTATTCGTTTAAGGTCTGTTCTACAGAGGCATTCATATCGTCAAACGAGTTTTTGTTACGCTTGAGTACCGTGTGTATCCATTTGTAAACCCTTTTAGTGTTATAAGGTAGCAAGTCAATCTCTTTACATATTACTAGGGCCATCAACGAACACGCAGCCCCCGCAGACCAAAATCGATTCTCTGCTGCAAGCTCCGCCTCTCTATCAATCTTCTTCTGTACCACCTCTAGGTCTTTCTTTACCTTATCTAGGTTATTTATGACGTACTGTACGAATGGTATCCCTGCATGACCCCAATTATTAAATATGTCTTTACTGAACGCGTCAGTCTTTTCCTTATCTGAAGAAGCCTTAAACATCTTATCTACTTTGTATTCTAAAATACGCTGTGCTTCTGCTTTAGGAGCGTCTTTATATAGCCCAATACGCTCTATCATACTAACATTGCCTGTGGATACAGAGTTGAAGCTCCAAGCATCACCGTTGTACCGCTCTGCATTAACGCTGCCTGTCATTCTCCTTCTCTGCCTACCACTTACATATTGGTAGGCTAAGTTACTTAACTCTTTCGGGCTTAAATTAGTGATTTCGTCCAAGAAAAAAGGCAAGCTGTGGTACACCTCACCTCTATTCATCTTGGTGTTGTAGGTGTCTTCCTTCTCCATTAGTAGTTCTTTCGGGTTACCCCACGGAGTTAGTGCTGCATACAGTGCGGTTGTCTTACCGTACCCTGTGTCCTTACTGTAAATATGCAAAGAGGAGCACGCTACTGGCATGAGTTCCATAAGAATAGAACCAAAAGAAGCACCAACAACATATTGGTAAGCTTCTTGTCCTTTTTCATTGAAAAACCCTATCATTTCCTTCCACGCATCCATAGTACCCTTTGGTTCAAAGGCATGGAACAACCCTGCGGTATTGGTAGAAGGCGGATTAAACTCTATACGATCCCCAAAAATCTCCATGTTGCCTAGTATGAAGGACTCCATCTCTTCGCTAGTCCAACCAAATTGTCTGTGCGCTTCATCAGCGGTAGCAGTTGCTTGCAACTCGTTGACCCAAGTGGTTGTGTACTGCATAAGTTCGTCCATCCTACCAACTGCAACGCCTTGCATTGACATATGCTTACGGAATTCTTCCTTAGAAGTAGCCGCAGTGAGAGGTACTGTAAACTCCCTCACCCCATCTTTGGGCAGGTGAAGTCGCATGACAATAGCCTCGCCTATCTCTGCATCACGTATGCGTTTAACTACGTATATGTCGTTATGGTACACCATCTTCTCATCTATCTCGCCGTCAGCATTACTAGAACGTACGTATACGCCCCCTGTAACTCCTCTAAAATAAGGATTTGGGTACTCAGGTATTATATAAGTTTGAGCAGGGGCGTTAGGACGGTTCGCAGAGAGAGCTTCTATTATATTATCCTCTTCTTCTGCTTCTTTTACGGTCTTACCTAACACTATTGGAGACTTTATCTTCCCCCAATGCTTACATTCGGTACATACATTCGGGTTAGATTCGTCAAACGTATTGCACAGGTACGGCCCTTTTATAAGCCCCACCTTCTCTACTGTTTCTTGCTCAGAGAACTCTGGATGCCGTTTCGATATGTTCATTATAGCTTTGTCAGAGTCTACGCAGAACTTAGCTATTGATAACCCCGCCCTCCACATAGGTTCACTGCATTCTTCTTGTTTGCTTATAATCGTACCTAGTTGCTCGCAGCCGTTCCCCGCTCCCGTCTTAACAATGATGTCTTTAAAGTTAGTTTCCATGTTTCCCATTAACGCATCCATCATTGCGCTTGAGGGGCTAGGGGTAAACTTCTTAGGAACTGGTATCGATTCTCCACCGAGTAGTTCAGCAAACTCATCAAAGTCTACAAGTTCTGGTATCTCAACGCCCATAGGAAGTACTTGTGTGGGCGGATTGTCTTTGTGGTTATGGGTGTACGGCACACGAAGTACCCTCGCTCCATCAGAAGTTACTGCCGGATCTGGTAAGAACTTATGGAGATTACAATAACGTTTCAGTTGCTCCGCTACAGGTAACCACTTCTTGTAAGAAACCGCCTCTGATAAAATCCAGTAAACGTGTATACCTCTACCAGAACTAACTATTAAGGGCTTAGGCAACCCTACCGTTTTAGTAAACTTCCGTAGTGCTATTAACCCTTCCGTCTGGTTTATATATTCTTTACTAGGGCCACAATCAATATCGAAAAAGAATGCTTTTAAGTTCTTAATATTAGTTGCTTTTCGTGAACCCCATTCGTTAAAAGTTCCTAGTGCGTAGAAGACTTTATAGCCTTCTTGATCTAAGTCGGTGCTTGATTGTATTAATTCGTCTAAAGGTTCATAAAATCTTTGTGTATGAGGGTCTTCTTTTTTTACGCCTTTAGCGGCAAACAGGGAATAATACCCGTCGTCGCTAAGTACCCTCTGTAGAAATGTCTTTGAATCCATACCCTTCCATCCAATTTACCCATTATCGAGAGACACCACGGCAGGGTGGAGAACTGCGCGAACCCACCTTTTCAGTCTGCCGAAACCTAGCCGTAGTGAAACTGTGAGGAGTTAGTCGTCCCACTGAGAGAGAACGTCAGCTATTTCAGACTTCTCTTCTTTAGGAGCCGCTGATTTCTTAGACATCTTCTTAGGTTCTTCTACCTCAAGAATGTCTTCTTCCTCAGAAGCAGTATCGACAACAACTTCTTCAAATGGATTATCATCTGAAGAGTCCTCGGATGTAAAGCCATCAACCGCTTTGAACGGTGAGATGGACTTTCTTGGAACATAGTTGGTAACTTGTACCCCTTTTAAACGCAGAGAGACCCCTGTTCTATCTTTGTCGATAGAGTATGGGACGAAAACAACCGCTACGTTTACGGTGCTTCCAGTAGTAAGCTCGAAACTTTCGTCTAGCTGCTTATTCTTCGCGTCATATTGTGCGGGTGCAGGAGTCGCATTACCATTATAAGCAGCAGAGAGCTTAGACTTAAAGGTAAACGTACCCCCTTCTTCCTCCTTCTTGAAAGGATTCTTGATCTTATCAGGCCAAGATTCTTGTTTCTGGCTTGCATAGGCACCAGACATTGCCTTCCAAAGATCTTGCGCTTGGCCTTTGTTCATACGGAAGTCTATCTCGTACTTCGCTTGGTCCTCGGTAGCGTCACAAGGTACGCTGCGCTTTTCCTTATTATCAAACCGATAAGGACGGTTTATCTTAGGCCATAAAGCCTCTACATCTTCTACGATGTACTGTATGTTTTGGTTCTTATCCATTGCGTTCTCCTAAACGTCTTACTGTAAACTTACTGAATGACATGAATCTATCAAAGAAGCTATCGAAGATAACTTGTATGATCGAACCCTTCTACCTCACTAAACGGAGATACAGTTTGCTCTCCACCTTGGACTAATGTAATAGCCTGTAAGGTATCAGGGTGCGATTCTAATTCAGCGGCTTTTTGTAGCTCTTCTTCGCCTAGCACTCGCATCGGACGAAAACGAAGCCTCGGAATATAACCATCCTTTTCAAAACCCATTCTGGTTACAACCGATATGGCAGAGGTACTGTGGTTGTTCAAGTGCCTAGCATAGTTTTGCATTGACATCCATCCACTACCCGCAGGGCCAAATAGGCTTGTTGCTGGTAATTGGATTTGATATACCTCATCCAAGTTATCCTCCAATACAACTGCAATACGCTGTGAATATTTACACGCTCTTGCGTTATTACCACCAGATCCCTTTATGTTATGTGGACAATCAATACAACGCCCTGCTTGCTTATGCGTATCGGCCACATCTGCATCAGGTCTTTGTGTATCGGATGACCAACAAACGGGTGCTGTTGGTTTATTAGGGTCGTATTGGTTAGCGTAATATATTCTGGAAACCCTACCTGCGTTTATAATCACCGCATCTAAAGTATCTGAGTCGAATATATGTGTCTCAGTCCCGTCGATAACTTTACGGAACTTACCTTCTCTTAATGAGATACGTGCAACCATTAGAAGTCTTCGTCTAAATCCGCTAGTACGTCTTTAGGATCAACTTCTTCTGGTTCTTGTGCGCTTTTCTTCTCCTGCCAGTATGTCTCCTTAGCCTTATCCCTCATCTCTGCACGCTTTTGTCTAGCCGCAAACTGTTCGTTCTCTTCCTCTTGCGTAAGCGACCTTCTTGGTTTTGGTTTTGGCTGCTCGCCTAACAGTGCATCTGATATGAGATTTAGCTCAAACCTAAAGGTCTTACCCACTTTGATGTAAGTATTCTCCGGTATGCTACCGTTTCGTATCCACGCTCTGACAGTGGACTCAGATACTTTAAAGTGATCTGCCACCTTCCTCAGTTCAACAAATTCCCGTTCTTCGGACATTATGCCCCCTTGGCTTTTCGTACGTTAATCGAGTATTCAGAATTAGACTGCACACCCTTGATTACCGTATCTGGGTTATCTACAAAGAACTGTTCTAAATTAGCTTGGTGAAGTCGCCCTTGTAAAAGTTCGGGTTGGCTATTTTCTTTTATAAAGTCATAGACACTCCCCCAATCTGTAACAAAGTAGTTGTTCTTCACTGAGCGAAAGAAAGTCCCTGCCTCCGTTTTAACGCTTTTAGCTCCTGTTTCTTTGCAATGGGTGAGTAACGCTTGCTTTATAACATCCTGTTGGTTTTTAAGTTTGTCGTCCTCGACTTCCCATTCCTTTTTGAGCTTCGCTCGTTCGTCGCGTATCTTAATAAAGACTTCCGTAGCCTTCGTCAGATAGTTATTATCTTGCACACAAATCTCCGTACTTTGTGGTTGGGAAGCGAGTATAGTGGTATCCAATATGTTATACAAGTATTTCTTTGTATAAATCTATCATTTTTGTATGTACGTCAATTCTGTTATCAAGTAATGAGTATACGCGTTTTTCTATGAAGGAACCTTCTAACTGTACCACTGTACACTTGTGGTCTTGCCCTGCTCTATGCACCCTAGCGTTTGCTTGGGCATAAGTTTCGAGGGAGCTAGTCGGCCCCCACCACACCACTGTATTGGCAGCGGTTAGCGTAATGCCGTGGGCAGCGGCTTGAGGTTGTATGATAAGTACTTGAGGTAAGTCAGTTTCTTGGAACCTTTTGAATATATCGGTGCGTTTATTAACGGACACATCACCACGTATTATTTCTGTAGGTATACCATCTTGTAGTAGCTTATTAGTGAGAACGTCAATAACGTGCTTAAAAGGCACAAAGACTAGGACTTTCTTACTGGACTCATCGATTACTTCCCGCAACACTTTATATCTGTGTTTGATATCGAACTCTAATGCTTCTCCATCATCTGTATAGATAGCCCCAGAAGCGATCTGTAAAAGTTTATTCATTTCTACAGCAGCGTTAACAGCGGTAATTCGTTCTCCCCCTGCCTGTACTACCAACTTTTGTTTAAGCTCGTTGTAATATTTCTTTTGCTGCCGTGTCATTTCTACCGTTCGTTTGGTGTAAATCATATCAGGTAGATCAAGACACTCTTCTTTTGTAAAACGTATGGCGGGCTGCAAAGAGTTGAACACTATGTCCGTAGCATTTGGTTTTGGCACCCATTTAAAATTAGTTATTTTGTACATAACCATGTCCCTGAAGGCACTAAAGAAACGAGGCACAGCGTTAACATTTACAAGTTTTGCAAGGCCATATGCGTCGAGAGGTGACTGTGCAGCGGGGGTTCCTGTCATCATCCATAGCCATGTATTAGGAGTGACTAATCTATTAAGGATCTTCCACCGTCTAGTTTGTACGTTCTTATAATGAGTAGCTTCATCTGCAATGATTAAATCGAACCCACCGTTCGCTATTGCATCGGATACTATCTCCACTCCGTCATAATTAATTATGATAAACTCAGCCCCTCCTTCAATTATTTGCTTACGCTTGGTAGCAGAACCATAAGCAACATCAACTGAACGGTGCATTGCGAAGGTAAATAGATCCTCGCGCCATGCTGAATCCATGATAGATAAAGGACATATCACTAACACACGTTTGATACGCCCCTGATTCATAAGATAGTCTGCGGCCCATATGGCACTAGCAGTTTTACCTGTGCCTTGTTCGTTGAAACAAAAGGCACGCTTGTTCATGGTGAGGAAAGAAGAAGTGGTTTTTTGGTGGTCGAAGGGTTTGTGTTTACCTGTCCACTTATACTGACCTTCGATGGGAGAGGGGACTTTTATGTTAAGGTTTTTTAGTACGTGCGACTCATCAACCCCCCAGTTAACCAATACTTTGTTCCCTGATAATCTCTTACTCTTAGGTATAACATCTGTTACTTTTTCTGGATCACGTAAGTTTAATAGTATTGCCCTGTTATCTATTACCCGCATCTACTTCTCCATCCACGAAAATACATCGTAAAGTGGTGTCCACAATACGAACTATAAGCCGTCTTTAGTACCCACGGACGGCGCGTGGTGGGTTTGCCCTGAAGGGGTAGGGGGCTTTGTACTAAGCTTTTCTCGTAGTACGTTTCTTTGGTGACTTACCGTTACGACTACGATTTTTACTTTTACTTTCTATCTTGTATCCATCGGCGTTTGTACCGCCTTTACTTAACATCTTCTTGTGGCTAACGTCTTTCCCTTCGCGTTTGTCAGCCTTACCGTTATTATTAGCATCGGCTCCTGTCTTGTCCACTGCCCGTCTGGCACGTTGCCGCTCCATACGGTCTTCATGTTCTCCACGTTTTAACTGGAGTTGGTACTCTCGTTCGTAAGGTCTGCGTTTACCTTTACCTGTTCGCTTGTACACTTGTTAGTTCCCCCCGTTGTGAGGACATTCTACCACTACACAATGTTTTCGGCACAACCCGCTTGGCCTCGGATTCCATACGTCATTATCATACGCTAACTGCATGGTTGTAAAATCAGAAAGCCATTTTTCCCACATATCTTCAGCACTTTCTGAACTATAGGTGTCCTTTACAAAGGCTTCTGCTATTACGAATAGTAACCCCGCCCTAACTTCTTCTATAAAAGGGAAGTGTTTAAAGGTAGCCAAGGCCATCAGTTCTAACTGGCCCTTGTCTGCATACCTAGCAGATTTACCTGTCTTATAGTCTACAACCCAAGCTATCTTCTTTTCGACATCTATTATTAGGAGGTCTACTATTCCGCGCCACCATACGCCTTTAGCCATAAACCCGCAAGGATCTAAGCTTTCGGTTAACCCCATTCTATACTCGCAGAGTTTATCCCCGTCCTTCTCATTCAAAACATCTAGTGCCGCCTTGGCAAATAAGAACTTCTTGGGTAACTCCTTATCGTCACGTATATATTCTTCTGCGGCCTTGTGGAACTCATTGCCGTAGTTCATCGCAAAACTAATAGGTTCTTTATAGTCCTTAACTACCTTTAAATGGTAGAACTGTTTAGGACATTGCTCAAAAGACTTTATCCTACTGTATGACCAAGGGGCTGCATTCATATGTGAACTTTGTTCATTACAATCACAAAATCTTGTGGTGGTATCTTTAGTTGATCGCACATACGAAGTTGCTTAGTAGTCATTCTATCTATTTGCTCTTTCATTGCGGTCTTTCTTCTCTGATTCTGCTTCTCGGTTAATTCCATCTATGCCTCCATGCGCTCCTTCAGAGCGTTACTGTCATTAAACGCCTGTATCTTATCCTTGTTGGGAATCCAAAATATGTTCTTCCCTAACTTAATCTCATGGATAGTTTTTACTATAGCAAGGTTAATGCTAGGAAAGTTCTTTATGTGCGTTTCTTTAGCTGAGTAGGCATCCTGTATCGAATCATAATGCCCATCTATAAAAGGCGTTCCCAAAAATAATATGTCATATTTACTGTTCATTCACATTCTCCATAAGACCTTCCCACAAAAGCCTCGCAATCCAAAGGTAACCCTTCGGCCCAATCTGGAACCCAACGCATATACATCTCTATGTCTTGCTTCGCTTGATCTGCATCGTCCTCCTTGACACAGCATACAATCGAGTCATGTACAGTCAGTGCTACACAATATTTCTTTGCTATCTTTAACATCTGTTCTGCAATGATGCAACGGGCTAACGCTTGGCACGCGTTCTCCACAAACTTACCGCCATATATCTTGGCGCGTCCATTTCTTCTTTTATATGTGTACTCTGTTCCTGTGGAATCACTGACTCCTTCCAGATCGTCGTACCTCATAAGTAACCCAGACGGAAGGCGCACCGCTGATAGATTGCCAACCGGCTCCAGTACTTGAGGTACACCAATTGACTTCTCTTGACCTTTAGCTAACTCCTTAATCATAAGTTGTGCTTCTTGCCACAGACCACTTATCTCTCCGTTAGCTTCTCGATAAACCTGTATAACCCGCCGCGCTTCCTCAATATCTATTTCAAATCCGAAAGTACCCATCTGAGCTTGGAACTTAACCGCGCCCATGCCGTACCCACTACCTAATATTGTGGTCTTACCAACAAAACGTTCGTCTTTTGTAACTGCTTCTTGGGGTTTACTGTAGATACGCGAAGCCATCTTCACATAAACATCCTCTCCGTTACGAAAAGAAGCTACTAAATCGTCTTGCCCTGCTAACCATGCAAGCACCCTAGCCTCTATCTGAGCGGAATCACAGTCAATCAAAACACTGCCGTCGGGAGCTACGATACTTCTCTTTAAGACCTTACCATCAGGGCCACGGCTCGGTAAGTTTTGTAAGTTGATTTTGTCATCACCACCCCATCGACCTGTATGCGCGGCATAGTATCGCACTGGTGCGGGCAATAAACCGCGTCTGGATATGTCGATAAATCGTTGGGTTCGGGTCTCTTCTATGGTGCTTTTGTTACCAAGACGCGCTGCTACTAAAGCTTGAACATCAATGGAAGGGTGTTCCTGTAACGCCTTGAACCCCTCATCCGTCTTAGCAAATGCGTAGGTTTCCTTACCTGTGGTAGGACTTATCTTAGTAGGGGGTATCACATCATGTTTTTTCAATAGGTCAGCAAACTTATCGTTACTCATCAATAATTCTTTACTGACTCCCGCTTCAATCAATAAGTCGTCCTTCCTGTCTCGTATGTCCATAAGGTGTTGCTCTAGCAAACCCATATCTAAATCTAATACAGGCTCGATAAACATACGTAGTGTTGTATCAATCACCCTAAGTTCTTGCCGAGGGTAACCATTTGCCATGATAGAAAACAACTTGTAGGTAAGATCAACATCATTAATACAGTAGTCGCCGTACTTATCGAGACTCTCCACACTGAACTCTTCTCGACGCTTACCCATTGCATCAACTACTTCAGTACCCTTTTCGCCAATATTATAACGCTGCGCTAATGCAGCTAGGCTACCGCCAACCTCTACACCATGCAGACTTCTAGCCATACATAATGTATCAGCCCAAACCTTTGGGTGTATGTCAAACAGCCAAGACAGTATCGCCCCATCGAACATGGTGTTATGTGCAAGCACCATGCTGTTAGCCCAATCGAATTCGTGTAGGTATTCTTTAGTCTGCTCAAATGTACCGCTCGCCCACTCCGCGTACCCATCGTTTACTTTTATAGAAACGCCTACCACCTCAAAACGAGGGTCTCGCACATACTCTTCTGTAGTGAGTTTACTTAGTGAAAAGTCCTTACTGTAGAAGGTCTCAAAGTCTATTGTTATTAGATCCACGTTGTTTCTTCCCGTAGTGTTTGCATTAAGCGCACTATTTTTTAGTGTTAGTGCTGAACATGACGTAGTTAGTCTTAGCAAAGAATTTATTAGATAACGATATATCCTTCAATTTAGAATCCTTTGTATCAAGCTGCTCGATCTCTCCACCCTTCTTGAGG